GTCAGCGGTGCGGGCGAGCTCAATGAGCAAATCGCGCTCGTGCGGCGCGAAATCGTATTCGTCGGTCAGAGCAGAGAAGAGGGCTGCGCCGCGTGGACCGAAATTCGGCGCGCTGTCACGCGGCTGCGTGTCATTCTGCATCCCTTTTGTCCTATTCCTCGTTTGTTTCAGGGCTCGCGAATGTCTGACTCCATGGGGCCGGGTCCGGGAGTGATCATGGTCCGGAGAAGGCACTACCCCCCGGTGTCACTGCTGCCCGTGGCACATGGACAGCTCACTAGCTGACGGATAGTCAGGACCCCGCGAGAAAGCCCCCGCCAGCACACCCGATACGGCATGGGCGCGCCGCTGACAGGTCGTCACTACAGACACAGCAACCCACATACGCACGTGTGTATATGCGAGCCACTGTGACCACAGCGCCGAAGACTAGGCAGCGAGCGAGAGGCCAGTGCCGCTGATCACCGAAATGGAACCGGGGTAGCGCGCGGGCTGGAAAGAGCTGTATGCGTAAAGGCGCGCGTAAACGCTCATGGCTTGGGCGTAAGTCTGCTCGAAGACCTGCGCCGTAATCGGAGCCTCCCACAGCATGAGGTCGTCCATCTTGGCCACAATGATGCGGTCTTCATTGGTGCCGGTGCCCAGGTTGGTAGGCATCAGCGCGTCAAGGTAGACCTTGATACCGGCAATGGTGCCCACGTAGTCCTGTGCCGCAGCGTCGATCTCATAGACGCCAAGGTTGTTCAGCGGGCCACCGTCACGCGGAACGATGATCGGCCGGTTCTGGCCGTCCACCTGCTCAAGCATCCATGCCCAGCGGCGCGGGTGCATGACGATCGCAGTCGGCGCTTCGAATCTCGCAGTCTGCACAGCGGCAATGGCGCGGATAATCGCGCTGTAAAGCGAGTTCGAGCCGGTCAGCGCGGTACCGGTGAAGCTCACGGCGTTGGTGCCGCTCAGCGTCAGAATGCCGAGATTCTGGCCGCCGGTTCCGGTGCCGGTCAGCACCTGCGAATTCAGCTGCATGGCATAGGCGCGCGCAAGGTCGCCAAGCACGATCTCATCAATATCAATCGGCGACTGCTCTAGAAGCTGAAGAGAAATCGTCTGGCCGCCAGCGATGGTCACGACCGGCGAAGCCACAGCCGTAGTCGTAAGGTCCGTGTTCTGAATCGTGCTGTTCTGTGTGGTCTGCGCAGCAACGGCCGTTCCGGTATTGATCTTCGGAATGTTGATCGAGTCAGTACCGCCAGGCATTGGCCGGTTGGTGGCCAGATCCGCAGTCACACGACCCGGACGGGCGAGCTTGACGAATTCCTGCTCCAGCCAAAGGGGCGGGACGAACTCGCCACCCTGTCCGCTGACGTTGCCGGAAATTGCGCGCTGGACGCCGTCTCGCCGGTCGATATCCTCGCGCAGCTTCGCATTCCGGCGTAGTCGCTCAGCCGCATCGGGGTCGTGCTGCCAGCGGTAGGAGTCAATGAAGAACGAATGCTTCCCGCCGCGCTGGTAAATGTCGCCACGGTCGGCGGACGTGTAGAACGCACCGGGCATGAGAGAACGCTTCGCGGAGCCTGCGGCGGGGGTGTTGGTCACGGTGTTTCCTTCGGGATTGGTCTGCGCCGGAATGGCGGATATGATGCGCACGGCCTTGCGGTCGACGTCGTTGGTAATCTCGCTAATGGTGCGCGCGACTGCCTTCGGCGAAGCTGCTGTCGCAGGCTTAGGCGGATTCTGCGGAGCTGCCTGCGGCGCATTCGCGCGTAGCTGATCAATCTCCCGCTGCATGGCCGCATAGCGCGCACCGCCAGCGGAGGCGAATAGGTCACTCATAGGTCCCGCTCTCGTATCTGGCAGTGCTGTGGAATCCGACCTCCGGCGCATAGCGCTTCACGGTCTCGGCGTGCTGCTCATCGGCTCGCGCCTGCTCAGCAAGACGGGCGATCTCGACATCCAGCGCGTCGACGTGATCGAGGAGGCGAGTCGCCAGGAGTTCCTGAGTCGGATTCGGATCGCCGGTAGAGCGCGTCACGATTCCAGCAGCCTCGCCGAGATAGCGAGTGCGGCGCTCCTGCAAGAACTCGACCCGCTGGCGCTTAGATAGCCCGGCCCGGCATGCCAGCACGTCGAATTCGTCTTCGTCGCGCGCGGCGATCTCTGCGATACGGGCGCGGATTTCGGAGAGGTCAGCCACGGCGGTACTCCGTTCCTCGCTGCCATTCGAGATTTAGGCGGCGCGAGTCGGTGCCAGCGGTATAGGCAGCGACGACGAACGCAAGCAGCGGGTGAGGATTCCCCTCGGTGTCGCGCAGACCCTCGGCCTCAACATCCGTGAGGGCACGATTCAGAAGCGCCTGTAGGCGGCCCGGTGCAGCATCCTGGCGCGGCATTACTTCCGCCCCCAGAGCTTCACGGCGCGCATGGCGATGTCGCGATTGGAAACGGTGCGCCTGGCGGTGTCTTCACGCTGGCGCTTCGCCGTGCGCTTCGCCCATTCCGGGACAGCCTGCGGCGACTTGTCGGGATTCATCTCAACTCCCTTGGATGGATGGATGGCCGGTCGGCCACTCAGCGGCGAGCCGGGCGAACAAGCCCGGATGATAAGCCGGGGAGAATTCCCGGCTCGCTGCGGAATGCCCGCGCCTAGCGGCGTCCCTTAGTGGCGCTGCCGTGGATTGCCTGCGATGTGAGCCCGTGCGGTATTCCGGCGCTGCGACGGCGGATCTGATGCTGCACCCAAAGCACGCGGCCAGGCTCCATCCCAGGCGCTTGCTCGGCGCGAATACACGCGAGACAGCGGGACGACCAGCCATCGCGATTCGCAGGCGCGGGGACAAACCATGTGGCGGCCTGGCGACGCTTGCGGCATTCGGCGCAAGTCTTTGAGTTCTTCTGCTGTATGGCGGCTCCATTCGGTGCTTTGCGCGAAGTCAGCGGGAACAGCAGACCGGCGAAGGAAGAGAACGCCGACCCGCTGTCCCCGAAGTCCCCGGCCGGTGTCGCGCTGACGAAATCGGAGCCGGGGAGGCGTGGAGCACATACGTGCGTGCGGAGGTGCCGGAAACGCAAAAGAGCCCCGCTCTCCGATGCTTCAACCGATCAGGGCATTGATCGGGAGCATGCAGAGAACGGGGCTCCTCGCACGGATTTTCAGCGCCGTGCCGCTGCTATCTCGCATTGCGTATGCCCACGCTGCGAAAGGTGTTCGCGAATACCGTTAGGCAGAGCGCGAAGTCAGAGGAGACCGGTATGGCCAACTGGTCTCATTCTTTACTAGGTGTTTCATATGCCTGGACGTCGCACAAAATCAGGCAGGACAGGCCGCCGGCGGGGCATTCGTTATCAATACGTGATGCACTATCGGCGAAGCGGGCCGGTCGGCGTGACCGCGTTTGTCTCGTCCCAGCAATCCAGTGCAGCGCGGTACAGCGGGCGGAATGTGAGCAGGAACGGGCGCTCGGCTTTCAGCTCGTCCAGCGAGGTGCGGCATATGGAGCGGACGGCGCGGCGAGCATCCGGGCCGGGCGGGATATCGGCGAGCAGCGGCATGACCCACTCCATGGCCGTCAGGAGCTCGTCTGAGCCTCGCTCGCTGGCCCGGTGGGGATTCGCTGCCTTCGCGGCGCGATCGGCCTTCTCAGCCGCCTTGACGGCCTTCTCGGCGGCCTCAGCGCGGGTGCATGGCCAGCACGGCGAGCCGGACCGGCTGTAGGGGATCGGGCCTAGGCATCGGCGGCACGGCTTGATGGTGGAATGGCGAGTGCTCATCTTCGGGTCCTTCGGGAGTAAGTGGGACGTTGGGACGGAAGGACGAAAATTCTGGGTTCCCTTAGAGATCTCTATAGGGAACCTGAGTTTTGGGTATTTGCGTCCCACCGTCCCATTCTTAGTTGCTTTGATTATGTACGCGTCAAGAAAAAGAAGATCAAAACAACCTCTCCGCTGTCAGCGCTGAGCCTTCCGCTGGCGCTGTGCACGCTTCTTACACGTGTCGTTGCAGTAGAGTCGCGGACGGCCGGTAGGGGGCTGCTGAACGCCCTTTCCGCAGCTCAGGCAGGCACCTTCCGCCCTGGCCACTGCATCGGCCCGCAGAACGGCCTCTATCTGCTCCAGCAATTCGGGTGCCATTCGGTCGGCCTTCGCGCTGTCTCCGCCTAGGTATTCCACCAGGGTGGTCTTGGCGTCGCGGAGTGCGGCGATGAGATCGGAGTGCTGCATGGTTTCGGGTCCTTTCGGAGACAAAGCGGGATGGTGAATCGTGACTTTCGGGACTGAGCCCGATTCTTGCGGGTAATTCCGGGGAGATGTGTCCCTGCAAGGTTTCGGGACATTGGCGTGCTGTCCGCGTAAGGTTCCGGGACATCCCCGAAACGTTGCGGGGACATTAGCTGTGCACTGTCCCGAATGTCCCGTAACTAGGGCATGAGAAAGCCACCCGTCACGAAAGACGAGTGGCTTTCAGGTACTACAGCGGGTCTACGCCAGCGAGGCGGAGCGCGGTGAAAAGCTTCACCTGAGCGGCGCGGAGTTTCTTCGGGGCTTCCCCGTAGTCGCGCTCGCTTTCGAGCATCGCGTTCCACAGGTTGGCTTCAGCTTGACGCAGGCAGTCAGCAATCTCGGCAGTCATGGGCCGTCCCTCTCCTCAGAATCGGGCCTTCGAGGGTAACTAGCTGTCCCGTATGCCTTTCAGTGGTCAGCGGGCAGTGCTCCATGCGCGGATGGTCGGCACGCTCACGCCGGTAGCGTCGCGGATGGCTTCCTGGGTCATCACAGCTCGCGCCTGCCTCATGTGTAGCCGGATCTCGTCGTCAATCTCGACCAGCGAGGCGCGGAGTTCCTTGCGCGTCGCCCCTAGCCGCTGGATGTACTCGGCGATTGCTGCGTCACTCATGGGTGGTCCTTTCAGAAAGTGCGACAGAAAGCCCCTCTTGCGGGAAGTGAAAGGGGCTCTGTCTCGGCACTGCCGGGAGGAGAAGGTGAATCACCTTCTGAAAGTATCTAGGTGTCTCGTATGCCTGTCTTTCAGAAAGAGCTTCTATCCGCAGGTCAGGCGGGTTTGCGCAATAGCTGACGTGGCGTCAGATTGAGAGTCAGTGCGCACGCGCAGCCGGTGCGCAACCAGTGCGCAGACATGCGCAAACCCCGCCCAGCGATGCGCAGTGCACCGGCCGGACGGGGCATCTCGCTGCCTGATTACGCGCTCAGCGCGCCCGGATCGCCCATCAGCGCCGCCTGTAGAGCCTCCCAGCGGGCTATGCGCTGTCGGAGGTGCGCAGAGTCATCCCCGGCGCGCACGCGGGCGTACAGGGCATCGAGCGCGCGCATGGTCGCTGCGATCTCCAGCTCAAGCAGCGAAGCCACCGGCCACGTGTCGCCGAACGCGTTCCGATGCTCTCCCTCGGCGTGGTCAGCGGGCAGGACGCAAGGGATGCGGTTGCGGCCGATCGCCGGACCGTTCTCCCAGCCGGGCCGACGCGCGCCGCAGGTCTCGGTGTCGTGGTTCACAGCGCCTCCCCACGGGCCTCTGTGGCCTTCCGGCGCTGTCGGGTGACCTCCACGTGCCTCAGGAAGCCTGCGACGCGCCCTGAGTGCCCTTCGGCGGGCTTGTCCAGCCACTCGGGCATAAGGCGCTCAATCACGGGCGTCTTGTCGCCCACGCGGGCCGCTGGCACCATCCGGACGCTGCGCACAGCCGCGCGGAGGAGTGCACGCCGACCGTCGATTCCCTCGCCATCCCACAGCGCGGCCAGCATCTCTGCACTGCGCAAGGGAGTGAGATCCGCGCCACGCGAAAGCTCCGTCAACTCGGCTTTCAGTGCTGCAATTTGGTTGGCGACGGCAGCGCGCAGGTGATCGTAATCTGCCTCGCTCATGGTCTGGAGCACAAAGAATTCCTTGCGCAACTTGGCCTCACGCCCGATCGACGTTTCCAGCGCTGTTGTCGCGTGACGCTTGCGCGCTTCGGTCTCCGGGTTCTCATACGCGAGCCAGCGGCGCGCGATGTTGTGCAGCGTCTCGGAGTCGTCCGGCAGCGCGAGGATGTGATTTCGCCAGAGAACGGCGATTGCATCGTCTGCGTTGTCCCTAAGCGTCGCTGCGCCCTTGCAGACGGATTTCCCCTGCATCACGCGATTGCTGCACCGGTAGGAGCGTCCGCCGTTCCCCATTGGTCCGGTGCAATGCGGACAGCGGAGGATGCCCGTGAGAATGGTTGCGGCCTTGCGAATGCCGCGCGTCGTGTCACCGATCGCTGTGCCGGGTCGAGAGCGGCCAGTGATGATGAGCTGAATGCGCAACCACTCGTCGTAAGTCACCACGCCGGTACCGGCAGAAATCGGCTCACCCTTTGGGGTCATGAGCGGTTCCCCACCACGCAGCCACTTATCCAGCGGCACGTCATCGCTGTCGCGGAGCCGCTCACGGTCGGGAATGAGGCCAGCCCAAGACGGCGAATGCGCGAGCGCTATGACTGTCTGCGCGCGCCACTTCTTGCCCTTGCGCGTCGGAATCCGTTCGCTGTTGAGCTCGTTGGCGATTGCGGCGGGAGTGGTCCCGTCGAGCAGCGCGAGAGCGATCCGGCGCGCTGTCGGATATTCCTTCGGTTCATGCTCAAGCTTTCCGGAACCAGCGGGGCAGCGCAGGCCGAACGGCACGACGCCACCGGGCCAACGGCCTTCCCGCTTGTGTGCGTCCCCGCCCGCCTTTGTGCGCATGGCGATATCGCGCGCCTCGTCGCGTGCCCGCTCCGCGAGGATGGCGAGCACGGTGCGCCCATTCTTTGAGGAATCTATACGTTCGGTCACGCTGACCAGTCGGGCGCGGCGTCTGTCGAACTTGTCCAGCAACATGCCGACTTGACCTATTCCACGGCGCGAGAGGCGGTCGGTCTTCCACACGTAAAGTGTCTTACTCAGTCCCTCCGTGATGGCGGCGGTAGAGCGGTCGAACTCCTCGCGGCGGACGTGAGCTTTGCTCGCTGAGCGTTGCTCAAACCACACGTGGCGGATTGCGATTCCCTCGCTCTGTGCCGCTAGGCATATATCCCGAACGTGTGCGCGGAGCGTCGAAACGTCGTGGTCCGCCTTACTGCGTCGGATGTATGCCTCTGCCAGCGCGGAGGGTTTGCCGGTCGGTATCTCCCAGAGCCCAAGGGCTATGAGCTCGTCGTCCTCGAATCCCAGCGCGCGGAGCGTGGGCAGGTCGGGGCGGTTCATGGTGTCTCTCCCGCTGTCGCGTCGGTGCCTCTGTGAGTCCGCGAGCGGCCCGTATGCCTCTACGGGACGTTTTCGCAGGTCAGAGGCCTGGTGTAGCGACACTCCACGGGTG